TTGTCAAAATACCACTGCGCCTTTTTTAAATCTTCAGCGCCGTTTTTTTGCTTGTATCGCCATTGATATTTTAAGATGTTTCCACGTAAAAAAACCGATAAATTCATCGTGGCTTAACATTTCCTCCATTGCATCAATACATTGCATTTTGTCGCCTTGATAGTACGCAGGTGAGTTTACTGTGTCGATTGGTTTTACTTTTTTCTCGTTTACGTGCTTGATGACGTTATCCAAGCGCACTGGTGAGCATTCAACAGGTGGCGGCAATTCTTCATAGCTTGCCAGCGTGTACAAATACGCATTGTCAATTTTATCAACAGACTTATGCACAACCCCTTCTTTAATTAGCTTTTGGATTTTAAAATCCACTTGGTGTTGTTTTAGATCAGTCATTTCTGTGATCTCGCGCATTGTCATGCCTTGACGGTTTCCTTTTTGGAGGATTTGTTTAATCATTTTGTTTCTCCGATGTGGCGTATTTTACGGAAAGAAAACATGGGAGAAAGTTCTTTAAATACAATCCAATCACCTAAACAATCATCAAACCATTCAAACTCAACCCAAGGGTCAACACGTCTTTGCGCCACTTCTGCGTATTTAGCTATCATTTCTGCGTGGGGGTGTGGGGTGATGACGGGTTCTGGTCGGCAGTGTGAAACAATAAGCGTTTCTAATATATTTTCATTATCACCATAAAAATTAACTTCAATATTCATTCTTTTTACATTTTTATGTAAGTCAACCCATTCTGGTTCATAGCAATGTAAAAAATCACATAATTCATCCATTTTTGTTTGCTTTTTGTTCCATTCGTGAAATGTATTAAATAATGTTAGATGTGGTGATTTATTAATAGCAAGTTCAGCCAATTCCATAATTTGATCGTTTGTTAATAATGCCATGTTATTTCTCCAATATTGCAATACATCTATCTATGACGGGCTTGGTTATTATCGGCATATCCCACTCGCTAATGTAATCAAGATGCTCTCTAGTTTCTTTTAAAGCGTCTAGTAATTCACTAGATTGCTTTTCATTCCATTCATGAAACTCCTCATATAAATCTTTACTTGTTGATTGGTTACTAGCAATGCCAACCAATTCCGCAATCTGTTCGTTTGTTAATAAACTCATTTCCCCGTACTCCCGAAGCCATTGACACCGCGTTCAGTTACCGCACTGAACTCGTTAACTTCTTCAAAGATAGGACGTAGCACAGGCACAAAAAGCATCTGTGCAATGCGCTCGTTAGGCTGGATTCGATAGCTGTCACCATGCGACATTCTCAGTTTAACCATAATTTCGCCCTGATAATCGCTATCAATCACGCCCGTGGTGTTCATCAAACCAACGCCATAATTAAACCCCAACCCACTACGTGGAACAATCAAGCCAGCAACAGACTTATCAGCAATGTGGATTGCAATGCCTGTGGGGATTAGAACAGGTGTTTCTGGTGTTAACAGCATCGTTTCGTCAATGCAAGCGCATAAATCAATCGCTGCTGCACCTGCTGTTTGAAATTGCGGAATAATCGCGTTTTGTTTTAACTTCATAATTTCAATTTTCATTTTGTTTCCTTTAAATCAACGTTTTGAAATAAACCATTGTTGTATTTGTGCGGATTTGTGTATTCAGCTCCGCTGTATTTACTCGCTGTTAAAAAATCGGTTTCAATTGGCTTATCAAGTACGATACTTTCCAAATCACCCATAATTGTTATAAGCTCGTCATGCAGATAATCTGGCATAAACTTTTCAATCATAAAGGCATAAGCCTCTAATGCTGACAGCAGTTTTATGGTGCGGAGTGCTTGTTCTTTATTCATCGACTCCTCCCTCATACTCCTCATACTTATCTAAAACATCATCATCATCTGCGATTCTCGAATAACATAAATCGAAATCATCGTTGTAATATGCGTTACAAATAGCTCTTAAAGCTGTAGCCAGTTCTTGAATAACGACATCTTGTTCATTGAGCTTAGTGACGGCATCAATGTAAATAGTTTCTTTACTCATAACTCATCCTCTATCTTTAGGTAGCATTTGCCGTGCTTTATCATAAATTTGTTTAGCTTCCTCTATTGACTCACCAGCTTGCCACGAATCCAAGACTTCTTTAAATGTAGCTACCAACTCGTTGATATATTTGTAATATAAATATGATTCAAGACTCATAACACCCACCAATCTTCAGAAATAAATAAGTAAACACAAATCGCAAACCAAATAACTATCACAGCCGCCATACCCAGTATAAAATCAGCCATAACTCACACTCCACATAGTTTATAAATTTGGTCTACGGAATAGCATTTTATGTATTTTTAACATAGTGTCATCTCCCATCGGGTTGGTATAATTGTGTGTTGTCTTAAAAATTGTCTAATCATTTTGTTTTTGCGCGGCTGACGGTCAATATTGACCGGCTTAGCAATAATAATTTCGCTATCATAATCATCTCGTCTTGTTCTGCCGATCATGTCACCACATTGCTTAATAAAATCACTTTTTTCATAAAAATAAACATGGCTGCGATAAACCATACGACTTACGCGAGGCATACCTTGCATCCTTACATTAACAGTTTGTGGTGAAAGGTTATGTTCTATCGCAAAGTCCATGATGGTTTGTTCACTGTCTGACGGTCTAAGCACAACAATGTTTTCAATCTTTAAGTTGCGGTTATCACCATCTTTAAAAATAACAGTATCTTTGTAAGTTGGATAATAGCCATAAACCGCATAAACCGCGCAACGCCATGCAGTAAAATACTTTTTTCGTGTTTGGTTTTGCAGTGGAACTGTGCCATGAACGTTTGCCCAACACAGCTTTACAACACCCATTTTTCCAAAATTTCTATGGAATACGCCAGTTTCTGAATCATAACGTATATACTCTTTGAGCATTTGCAATTCTGCCTTTGTTATTTCTTTAACTGTTTTTTTTCATCTTTGATGCCTGATAAAGTTAAAAATCGGTTTTTGTAATTTGCATCTATCGCACTCCCTATATCCAAGTGACTGATAAACGCGCCAATGGTCGTGCTGGCAGTTTGTTGCGCTTGGCATTGGTGTTACTTTTTTAATTGGCTTAACTAGTGAAGAATCCATATCGCCCCCAGCACTAACACTAATAAAAAAAACACTAATGCCGCAATATCATCAATTGCCATCGTTTGCGTACTCCACCATAAAACACACAATTAAAACAAAAATCCCAGTCCAAAATATTAACTCAGCCATGTTTACGTTCCTCTCTAAATTTTGCCAATATAAATTGAATATCAATGGTTTCTTTAATGCTGCGCAGTTTTTGACGCTTCAGGCTTTTACGTTCTTCTTTTAATTCATTAAGCCTGTTAATCAGGTGTTCTTCTAATGCAATCTGTTTCATAACTCCACCTCCCCAGAATTCAACATATCGCAGGCCTTTTTGACCGATTCTTGTGATGTGAAATAAACTGCACCCATAATCTGTGTACTAGAGTTTGTACAAACTCTGTAATTTCCATTTATATAATCGTAATAGATATAATAGTTAGTCTTACCAATTATCCAGTTACCAGCACCCAATTCATCTCTAAGTGCTAATAGACGATTAAACCTGCGCATTTCAACTGCCGCGCGTTCGGCTTGTTGCTCAGTTGGGCGCTCTAAGCCAGCATCTCTTGTGTCTACGGTACTCATTTTCCAATATTCAACTGCATCATCAGGTTGATTAATGAACCATTCCCCGCCAACTGGATGCCACTTCTTAGGTTTAGCAGCATCGTTCATAATAACGGCTAAATCTTTTTGCAACTCATAAATTTTTACTTTTATTTCTTCAATCTTATTGTCTAAATCACTCATCTAACACCTGCCTGTATTTCGCCACGAACATTGCGTTCCATCTCGTAAACGCTGTAAATTTTGCCATCGTGAATAATGAATTCACCAATGGTTGTTTTAATCACTTCTTGGTAATGGCGATGCGTAAAAGCATGAACGCCACCTCCAATCAAAATACCTACCGCCAACGCAGCAAGTAGCAAAGCAATGTCGTATTTCATTCGACCACTCCAGTTTTGCTGTCATTACAAATTGCGCCAATAATGCGCGTTGGGCGTTTAAATAACTGATATGCGCCTACTGCAAAGTTATATTCTTCTTTTGCGTTGTTGCATGCTTGCATGGTGTCGTAGGGTATAACTGTTGTTGTGTATGCGATTACTTCGTGCGTGGTTGTTTTGCCGCGCTTGTCGATGTTGGTGTCAATCGTTAAAAATGACAGCGTTAGTGCTAGTGTTGCGCTCATTTTTATTCTCCCAATGCTTTATCAATAGCTTTTTTAGCTAATATAACCAACGGCGATGAGTAACAATACGCTATTTCACCGCTGTCTATCATTGCCTCTAAAGCATCAAGCAAATCCGGCGCAGCAGCCATTAGTCTTGCATTAGCTTTTGCTTCTTCGTATGCTTCTGCATAGTTATTACCAGCCCCCATAATAGATGCCGAACCAATAAATCTACTAATATCGTCAACATCAGTAATACACAGTTCTGTTTTACCATCAATTTTCCACGGACCTTTTGTATGTTTTCTCATAATTCACCCCTTACTTTTAACATTGCATCTGCCATTAAATAAGCCTTTTTAGTTGAAACATCTACATCAACAAAATGTATATTACCCGCCACACAAAAACCTTGCATTGCTTTAGCCGCAAAATAATCACGCAATGTCATACCCTCTGAACCTTGTGTAGTTTCTGAACCCATTGGCAATGGAAATGCTGCACCACCTGTTTTTATTTCTTTGGTCATAAACTTGCCTTTAATTTTAATAATTCGCGTTTAATTGTGTAAAGTTCAGTTGTTGCTTTATTGCTTTTTGTCCAAAAATAAACAGCGGTTAAAATAAACACCACATAAGCAATGCCTGTTTCGTCTAGCATCTTTAAAAATTCAATCATAAATCACCTTTGTATTAAAAAAAGCCACTAGTCTTAGCGGCTAGGTAGGAGTTGTTTTTTAAATTAACTTTGCGTAGTTTAAATTCGTTTTAACGTCAGCAATTGAGATTTTGTGCCTTTCCAATTCCGCGTCTGCATAAATTCTATGGGACAAGTGATCAACGTGTTTGTAAACGATTTCGTTTAACGTTTCTGAGCCTGCGATTTTTTCTTCGCCATCTTCGCCAAAAAAATCAATCTCATCAACCATACATTCTCTATCATCCTCGATAGGGTGGTGAAAAGTAGCAGGTACGTATTTGCCGCTAAGTGTTGCTGTGGCTCTAACGCCAATATCAACTAAATCGTTGGTGATGATTGAAAAGTAAATGGTGACTTGCATTTTTATTCTCCTAAAATATCAGTAACAATGCCATTTACTTTGATTTTCATTCCATTCTCGTCAAGTGTTTCGGTTTCTACATAATCACCAATTTCAACGCTTGTATAAATTGGCGCTACTGTGTCGTTGTTAATTACTATTGTTGTCATTGCCATGATTAAATCTCCTAAAGTTATTTTATTTTTGTTTGCGTTCTTGTGAACGTGTGCATATAGTAAAGCAAAACTTTACTATATGCAAGCAATTATTTATTAGAACGGAATATCATCATCAAGAGCTGGTAAATATTCACCATTTAAACCCGCTGGAGACCTTGCCGCCGCTGCATGTAACTCCGCATAAGCCGCCTGCGGAGATTGGTACACTGGTTGCGGCTGCGCTTGCGGTTGCGCTGTTGTGTCGCGTTTGCCGACTAAATCAATAATATTTGCATTTACTTCCAACGTGGTTTTTTTAACGCCATCCGTTCCTACAAATTCGCTTTGCGTCATTTCGCCCGATATGAACACTTGTTGCCCTTTCTTTAGGTAATCTTTTAAGCTACCTTCTGCACGCTTGCCCCACAACGCAACACGAAACCAAATCGTTTGTTGTTTGTCACCAAAGCCGATGTTATTGGCTACCGCCACATTTAAAACAGTTTGCCCGCTTGCTGTACTTCTTACTTCTGCGTCACGTCCAACTGTACCTGTAAAACTGATTACGTTACTCATGCCCAAAGTCCTGTTAATAAAATTGATGTTGCTAATACAACGCGATTTGTTAACTCATCGCGCTCTGCTTGTGTCACTTGCCATTTATAGCGAATGACGTTTTTATAATATCCTCCCTCTATCAAATACGGTAATTCTTCATCTTTTGCGTTAGCAATAAAATGAAAGCGTCTGTCATCCTGCTCTAATGCTGCTGATCTAATTGCGTCCAATTCTTCTTGGTATGGGCAAAAAACAATCAGTTCCGCGTATTTTTTGCCAGTCAAAATAGCATTGCTGACTAACTGCCAGTAATATTCTGGGAAGTCCTCGCGCAGTGAATCATTTTTAAACGATTTCTCCAGCTCGCAAAAGTTTTTTAATTGTGGGCATTTAATATCCCCCACGCAATCATTCCCAATTAAATCCGGTGCACCTGTCCAACGTGGCATGGTTGAATGTGTTACGCGCTCGGTTGATGCCAATTCATATTCTAAGCCGATGTGATGATCGTTTACATACGATTCAACAAACGTTCCCCATAACGCAGGGCGTGAATACTGGTCGGTGTTTAGTGATCTACCCAAGCGCATTTCATAGCGCGTTTCTTCAATGTACGTTAACGCTGGCTTACCAAGTGAATCAGCCGCTTTGCCGTTGGTCATCAATTTATAAATGTTGCTACTGCTAAACGTTCCTGCTCTCATTATTTGCTCTCCAAAAATAAAATCAATTTTTTATAGCTCGTTTTTTCACGGTTGTTCACAATCCGATGCGCATAATTTAATTCTTTTTCACTTAGCAGCTCCGTTTTTGCTGTGAGTTGTTCGATTGCGTAATTCCAATCTTGAGAAATAAAACGTACTTCGTCTTTAATTTCGTCAACGCTTAAAACATCACGTCTATTTAAGTTTGCGCCAAATAAATCACCGAAATGATCGCAGGCATCTTTAATGGCTACCGTCTTAGCTAACGGAAACGCCATTGATAGCGCTCCGTTGTTAATGCTTGATAAATCCGCAACGCTACTGCCTTTTTTTGTTTGAAGCTGCGCAGCACCAATGCCATCGTGAAAATTCCATTCGTTGGTCACGGGGTGAAGGTAATGAACGCGAACCGTTACCCATACACCGTTGAACGCTGTTCCTTGTCCCGTGATTTCAATTTTCCATTGAGGGAAAATGGCTTTCATTAAGGTTTCGACTTTATCGATTGGCAAATAACGATAACCCGCAATGTACGGGTGTTTTTTCACCCATTCTTCGATTGGTTGTTGATTCATTAAATCATCGAATTTTTTTACGTTTGGGTTGACGACTACCCCGTTTTTTATATCGTCTATGGTTGCTAACTGCATTTTACTCTCCTAGTGGTGTCGATTTGTGCTAAAGTATAAAGCAAATCTTTACAATAATCAATATTTACTTTATTATTATCACAACGCAATACAGAGGAAATCATGGAAATAGAAAAAATTATTGAGTTTTTTGGTACGCAATACCGTCTAGCAAAGGCGTTAAACATTAAGCCGCAAAACGTTACACAATGGATTGCAGCCAATCAGATACCGCTAAAGCAGGCAATTAACATCGAAAAAGCGAGTAACGGAAAAATTACCCGCGAACAAATCAGACCGGATATATATGAAAGATAGAGATTACCAAATAAACGCCATTCAAGGCGTAAGAAACATTATTGCAGGTGGTAGCAAGCGTGTACTTGTGCAAGCCTCCACAGGAGCAGGTAAAACGCATATAGCTGCGCGTATTATTGAATCAGCAGTAAACAAAGGTAAGCGTGTGCTATTTGTCGCGCATAGAAAAGAGATCATTGGGCAATCGTCACTCAAACTTGATTCAATGGATATTGAACATGGGATTATTATGGCAGATCACCCACGCTATAAACCAACAGAGTTGGTTCAAGTTGCAAGCGTTCAAACATTGCGCGTTAGGCATAAACCAAAAGCCGATATTGTTTTTTTTGATGAGGCACATTTAAGCGTTTCAAAATCATTTTTAGATCTTGTTGAGCATTACAAAGAATCAATTATTATTGGATTAACCGCCACGCCTGTTCGTACTGACGGGCGTGGACTGGGTGAAATCTATCAACACATGACGCAAGTTGTCCCAATGCGCGATTTGATTGAGCAGGGTTTTTTAGTTCAACCACGAGTTTTTGCACCTTTTGTTCCAAATTTAGGAAATTTTAAAGTTGTTCGCGGTGATTATGATGCAACTCAGGTTGCAGCAGAAATGGATAAATCAAGTATAACGGGCGATATTGTTAAGCATTGGAAACAACACGCGCAAGGACGATCAACAATTTGTTTTGCTTCAAGTGTGGCGCACAGTGAACATATTGTTGATGAATTTAATGCTAACGGTATAACCGCAAAGCATTTAGACGCTAAAACACCCGCTTATTTACGCGATAGAATTATTGAGGATTTTAAAGCAGGTAAATTTAGCGTTTTATCTAATATGGGAATCATGATTGAGGGTTTTGACCACCCTGCGACATCATGCGTTATTTTAGCACGTCCTACGCAATCGGTGACAATCTACTTGCAGGCAGTTGGTCGAGGTATGCGAACCGCTACAGGTAAAAACGATGTAGTCATTTTAGATCATGCGGGTTTAACCCATTCACACGGGTTTGTGACGGATGAGCGCGAGTGGTCTCTGGACGGCAAAAAGAAAAAGTCGCGCAAAGGTGAAAACGATAAAGCGCCTGCAGTTCATGTGTGCGTGAGTTGTTTTTGTGCATATAGCAAAGCCGAGCATCCCGATGCGTGCCCTGAGTGCGGCAAAGTGACCGAAAAACGCAGCGTTATTGAAGTTGATACCGATGCGCAATTGGTCGAGATCACGCCACTCGATGAAATAAAAGCACAAAAGCGCGTGGAGCTGGTGCAAGCGCGAACGCTTGAGGAGCTGGTGGCTCTTGGTCGCTCTCGTGGGTATCAATACCCAGTGCAGTGGGCAAAACGAATTATTGAACAGCGTAACGCTTGGCAGAATAAAAACCGTGGAGTGGTGATGTTATGAGTAAAAGTCATATCATAGATGTATCTGAATCTGATAATTCAATACTACTTAATGAAAAAACATTACAGGGGAATGGTTGTTCGTTTGTTTTTACAATTTTAGATGATACAAACACAACAAACGCAATTTTTATTTCAGTAGAAAAAGCTGAAGAATTAGCTAATTTATTATTGCAGGCAGTTTTTGAGCTTACTGAGAACAAGGAAGAAGATAGGCGTCACCGACAAATGTGGAGCAATTTATTGACTGCATTACTACTTGGAGAACCGTATATGTCAGAATTTCATCGATTTGTTGACCGTCTTGTCTTTAATAGATTTGAACCTTATAACGGAGATTTGCATTTAACATCAAACGCTATAAATAAAAATGTTATTGGCAATGTAATCCAGTGTATGTTTGACGCTCTCAATGGTTACGGTACAGATTATCACCCAGTTATGAAAATAATAATACATGACAACGTACATGGAAAGGAGTATCACTTTAAATTTAATGGTGAGAAACAGGTGGTCGAGTTATGACAGAACAACAAATACAACAACACATCCGCCTTGCATTATCCGCGCCAAATATTCGGCTATTTCGCAACAACACAGGCAGCGCAGTCATTAACGGTCAGTTAGTTACTTTTGGACTGTGCAAAGGCAGTGCTGACCTTATCGGATTTAAAACAGTCACCATCACGCCCGACATGATCGGGCAAGATGTGGCGGTTTTTGTCAGCATTGAAGTCAAAACACCCAAAGGCAAAATATCTGAATCACAACAGGCATGGTGTGATATGGTAGCCGCCCGTGGTGGCATAGCCGGCATTTGTCGCAGCGTTACCGATGCAATGGAGTTACTAAAATGACCGTATCACGCCTTAAAAAACTTGCTTATTCGCAGAAATTTCACGGTAAACCAACGATTGACGGGTTAAAAGTCTGCTATCTGTATCTAGGTAGCAAGTCATGGGACGCAAAGCACGATATATCCGATGACAGCGTTATTTTACCCGCTGGCGACAACCCCGCTGAGTATGATTTTTCAATCATGCGCAATCACATTATTTTTGCACATTGCCTCGGTGATAGTGATTTAACGTACAGAAAGCGCGTGGCTTTATACGCTTTACGCGGTGGAGCGTATCAAATACGCTTCAAAATCAAACAAGAAATAGAATTATGCGGTTATCCACTGGAGATTTTTAATTATGACGAGCGTTACGATGCCTAAAAAAAGAAAAGCCGATTTGGAGCAGGAGTTTGAAGAAGAAGTCGCTGCTCAAGCGCAAAGATTGACCGATTCTCACGCCTATTTAGCGCAAAATTACATCATGCTACATGGGACTAACTGCGTGTGGGATATATCAACCGGCGCAATGCTGAAAGTTGAGCATGTTAAATTGTCGTTTCCAATGTCTTATAAGATTTGGCAATCAGACCCGAACCGACAAATTGTTCCTGCAACGGATTTAGTTTTCTCACCATCGGGCGTGAAAAACGGGCAAATCAACATGTTTACAGGTATTCAAATGCGCCCAACGCATGGGAACGGCTGGAAAGCGTGGCACATGCACTTGATGGATATTTGCGACAACGACATGCTGTCAGTGAAGTGGATCACGTCGTGGTTTGCTTACATGCTGCAAAATTTAGGCGCTAAGATGCGCACATCGCTTGTTATCTACGGTGATGAGGGAACAGGGAAGAATATACTTGTCAATGCCGTGAAGGACATTTTCGGGCGATATGGTGATGAGATAGGGCAGTCACAGATTGAATCGCAATTTAACGCTTGGGCGTCATGTAAGTTGTTTCTTGTTGCAAATGAGGTTGTATCAAGACGCGAACGCAGACACATCAAAGGCAAGTTAAAACAGTTAATCACCGAGCCGTATGTTTACATCAATCAAAAGTCGATGCCTGAACGTGTCGAGCCTAATTTTGCTAATTTTGTTTTTTTATCCAATGAAGATGTACCCATTGATGCAAGTGAAGGCGATAGACGCTTTCATTTTACCGAGAGCATTTTCAAGCCGCACATGACGCACGAGCATTTTACACAGCTCAAGAAAGAAATTGTTGTGTCGGATTTGTACGGTTACTTGTTGAAATATGATTATGGCGATTTTAACGAGCATACAAAGCCGCTAGTGACTGATGCAAAGAAAAAGGTTACTGATGCCAATCTACCAAGTGAACAGGCGTTCGTGCGCGAATGGCTGGCAAATGAAACAATATTCCCCGTTGAAACAGTGGCGACTACTTCGCTTTATTGGGCTTATAAATGTTGGGCGGCTGAAAACGGTGAGAGTTATACATGTACGCAAACAACGTTTGGGCGCATGATTTCTAGGATTGAGGATGTGATAAAGGGCAGACCGTCCGTTCAGTTTACTAGCAGAAAAATAAGTGTTTACTTTTTAGATGAATCAATGGTAACGTCAACTATCGATGAAAATTCATTTAAGGTTTTTGATAATTTAGTTTTAAATCAACGCACAAAATACCGCATTTAGTCATAGTTTTGTCATAGTTTACACCAAACCGTGCCAACAAAAACACTTTACAAATCAACGATTTGTCATAGTTGTCATAGTTGTCACGGTTTTTTTTTGTTTTTAGCATGATTTATGATAAAACCTATTTTTTAAAATAACTATGACAACTATGACAAGACAATGAAATATAAGAAAAAAAAGGGTGACAAAACTATGACAAAACTAAGACAAACTGTGACAAAATAAAATGCGCACAAATTGCCGGAAATAGTGAAAAAACTTGATAATGAAAAGCAAAGGCGTATAATTTTTTCCGTGGATGTGATAATCCAGTTAAAAGATGAATGATTAAACAAAACCGATTTTATACTCTGAGCCGCCAATCATTCACGGCAATTATCACCAGAGCATGAAAGCGGTTTTTTTTATGAGTAAAATAAACCCCACCCACTCCAGCAAATCCTTTAAGCGATTTATCAATAACTGGGTTGGTTGGTGACAGCTTGGAAAGACAAGCACTATGAATAAAGCATTATCGTCTAGGGGTTAGGACATACATAAGCGTGACGCTAGTAGACATGGGTTCGATCCCCATTGATGTTTTATTGATAGTTAATGCGAAGGCTGATTCGCTCCTAGCTTGGGTTCGATTCCCAACGATTACGCAACGGGATGGATGGTTCAAGGGTGTTGCAGGGGAATGCAACTTAACAGACTAAGCCGGAGATCAGCACCGGCAACTATCAAATTTAAACACGGCCACCACTCATTGCAGTTTATGGCGTGGTGGTTTTTTAGCTATGAAGAATTAAACCCTAAGCGTGTCCTCTCGCACGAAAAAAAGACGGGAGCAGTTCTACTAGCTGTCTTGCTTGCAACGCTTCTGTGGCTAGGTTAGGGTTTAATTACTTGATGGTTTTAATAAACAGGAACGGATAATAATAATGAAAAATACATTAACAGATTTAAATAATCACTTATTTGCCCAAATGGAAAGATTAAGCGAAGAATCGCTAAATCCTGAACAACTTGCTTTTGAAGCAGAAAGATCAAAAAGTTTAACCATTATCGCTCGCACGATTGTCGATAACGCGCGTTTAGTCTTAGATGCTCAAACACGCATCAATGACATTCCAGAACGCAAAGAATTGCCTGCTATTTTAAAATGAACACTGGACAGTTTAAAAAAGGGTTTACGCCTTGGAATAAAGGATTAAAAGGCGTAAATGGCAAATCAGAAAGCAGATTTAAAAAAGGACACACTGGTTATCGAACCAGAGAGATTGGCGAAGAAAGAATTGATACGGAAGGCTATACTTATGTTAAGGTTTCAGATATTGGCATTAAAAGCCAACGCTGGAAATTAAAGCATAGATTGATTTATGCTAAGCATCATGGCGAAATAACAGGCGAAACGATTGTTAGGTTTTATGATAATGACCCAAAAAATATGAAAATTGAAAATCTTTACGCGGTAACAAGAGCTGAAAACGCTGTTTTAAACCGTTTAAAATTTGCTAATGAACCAATCGAATTAAAACCAACCATACTCGCTATGGTTAGAATGTGCTTAAAAGCAAAGATTCCTTATAGGATTGTTTAGGTTAAAATGTTATAATTACTTATGGTCGCAAGCCATTAAAAGTATAGATTAAACAAAAGCCAATTCTTTCACCATGAGCCAATCTATATGCTCACTTGCGATGGTGTTTGAAGCGGCTTTTTTTTATTGGGTAAAAAAATGAAACATAAATTATTTTTAAAATCATATTTAAAAAATGAAAGCGCAAGTGAATCATTGCTTGTTTCGTATGGCATTGAACAAAGCATAGGAAATGCTTATTATGTTTATGCGTTGGTTGCTGATGATACTGATGAAATCATTTACATTGGCAAAGGTAAAGGAAACAGAGTTTATTCTCATGTGAAAGCGTCAAAAAATGGAAGAATAGAAAATGCGCCAAAGCATAAAGCAATTTTAGAAATACTTGGACGCAGCTCAAAAGTTCGTGAAATGATAATTCAAAGCGATTTAACAGAAAGAAATGCGTTAAAGATTGAAAAGTATTTTATTGAAAATTTAAAAGATAAATTAACCAACATCGCCAATGGTTCACAACATAATTTAGACAAATGTTATCAAAAGGCAAAGTATCAGTTAGAAAATATCAAGCCATTCGATTTATGGATAAAAACAATGCCAAGAAAATTTTGGGTTGAAGTCTGTAAAGAAAATTTAGAAATAGCAAAAGAATGGTATAAAGATCATTTAAATTTTTGGAATATGATAATTACTAAGGAATTAGTCAATGGCTAGATTATCAGAATCAGAATGGGATCAGCTAAAAGCCGATTGGTGTACTGACCATTATAGCAATAGAGAATTAGGCGAGCGTTATGGCGTTTCTAATGTGGCAATAACAAAACGAGTTAAAAATGAAAGTTGGAAAAAACTCCCAAAATCAGTAGTCGATAATTTTGTTGAAAATAAAATACAAACTACAAAAGCAATTAACGAAGTTAGCAAAGTTAGCAAAGTTAGTGTTGCTAACTTAGAAGAAAGTTTAGACAAAGTAGCCACCGACAAGGCGCGATTCCACGAGGTGGGCGTTAACATCATGGCTAAGATAAACTCGATGCTTGACGTGGTAGAACAACCTAGCGAAGTGAAAGAGTTAGCAATGGCGCATAAAGCTATTTATGAACCACGCTTTAAAACATCACCCGACACGGCTATTCAAATCAATAACGAACAACGCGCACCAAGATCAATAAACGATTTTTATGGCTAGTCCAATTCTCAATCCAAACCTGCGAGGGTTCTTTGAATCAAATCACCGCTATTATGTTTTGTATGGCGGTCGTTCAAGCGGCAAAACGTATCACACGGCTGGTTTTTGCGTGTTCCTTGCCAGTCAGTATAAAGTAAAATTTCTATGCGTTAGACAATTTCAAGCGCGTATTAGTGACAGCGTAAAAAGTACGATTGAAGAATGTATTGACTTATGCGGTATGCGTGACGAATTTAAGATCACAGAAAACTCCATCGAGCATAAATACACAGGTTCTACTTTTTCATTTTTAGGCATAAATAGAAACCTAAATGAGATTAAAGGCTTGTCAGGCATCGAGGTGCTATGGATTGAAGAAGCTGAAGCACTAACTGGAGAACAATGGCGCGTTATTATGCCAACGGTTAGGGCAGAGGGTTCTAAAATCTTTATCGTGTTCAATCCACGTTTACACACCGATTTTTGTTACAAACATTTTGTTGTTGACCCACCGGAAAATTCCATCGTCAGAAAGATCAACTATGACGAAAACCCGTATCTTTCAAACACCATGCGCAAAGTTATCGAAGATGCTCAAAACGATGATGACTTTGACCATGTATATTTAGGCGAACCACGCACAACAGACGATGAAGCAATTATTCAAAGAAAACACATTATGGCCGCTATTGATGCGCATATTAAACTGGGGATTACCCCCGCAGGCGCAACTAAGATCGGCTATGATGTTGCTGACGCTGGAGAGGATTCGTGTGCGACAGTCAGTTTCAAAGGGGCGTTAGCCACTGATTTAGATTTGTGGAAAGCAAAAGAAGATGAACTACTAAAATCCTGCTCACGAGTACACGCTAGGGCGCGACAAGAGCAAGCGCTTATCGTTTATGACGCTATAGGCGTTGGCGCGTCTTGTGGGGCAAAGTTTAACGAATTAAACGCACAATCAACGCAACGCAAAGTATTACATCAAAAGTTTTTTGCTGGTGGCGCACCGGCTAAACCCGATAGACAATACAAACAGACTGGAATTTCAAACCGTGATTTTTTCAGCAACATTAAAGCGCAGGCGTGGTGGATTACTGCTGATAGGTTTATGAATACTTATAATGCAGTAACAAATGGGCAACAATTCCCAGAATCTGATATGATTTTTATAGATTCAAAGTTACCACATCTTGAATTGTTAATTGATGAATTGGTAACGCCTAAACGAGATTTTGATTTAGCAGGCCGCGTTAAAGTTGAAAGCAAAAAAGATTTAGCCAAACGCGATATTAAATCGCCAAACTGCGCTGATGCTTTTTGCATGATTTCAGGCAATATGGATGCCTCGCCTATGCAAATTAACCCGAACATTTTGAGATAGATTATGAGAAAGCCACAACCACCACAACAACGCAGAAATATGAACATTAGCAAAATTGCAATGTACCAAGCTAATAAACAGGAAATCCCTGAGCGCATTCAACCACCAAAATTATTTGCTGGTGTTGTACCTGAAGGCGAAACAGCCGCAATTGCGTCTGACGCTGCGGTATCTGTTTATGATTATGCTGCGGGGAGTATGTTTGTTGGTGACTTTACACCGTTTCCCGGCTATCCGTATTTATCTCAATTAGTTTCACGGGCAGAGTTTCGCCAAGTATCGTCAACCATTGCTAATGAGATGACGCGCGAATGGATTACGCTTATTTCAAAATCCGATGAAGAAACGCAAAACGAAAAGATTTCGTTAATCCAAGACAAATTAACTGAGCTTGATGCGCGTGGAGCTGTTCATAAAGCCATGCTAAATGACGGCTATTTTGGACGCGGTCAAATCTTTGTTGATATTGACGGACAAGAAATCAGCGACCCGCTAGTGTTGCACAATAAAACTATCCCTGTTGGTAGCTTAAAGCGCATTTCAAGCATTGAGCCTATTTGGACAACGCCTTCAATGTACAATTCATTAAGACCTGAAGCACCAGACTTTTATAAGCCTAATGAGTGGTTTATGCTTGGTAGACGTGTACATTCAAGCCGATTGCTGACAATTGTTTCACGACCAATGCCTGACATGTTAAAGCCTGCTTATAACTTCAGTGGTATGTCATTAAGCCAAATGGTAGACGGCTATGTTCAAATGTGGCTTCGTGCGCGTCAATCTGTATCGGATTTATTGAGCAACTTCTCAACCACCGTTCTTAAAACAGATATGAATCAAATTTTAAGCGGTGGCGATAACAGTAGTATTTTTGATCGAGCTGATCTTTTTACCATGTTACGCTCAAACAAAGGCATGATGTTGCTTGATAAAGATATGGAAGACATGATGCAGCTAAACGTACCATTGTCTGGTTTATCTGATTTACAGGCGCAAGCGTTAGAGCATATTTGCACAGTGACAAGAATACCTGCCGTTGTGCTTACTGGTGTTTCACCTAGTGGGCTGAATGCAAGTAGTGAAGGTGAGATCAGAGTATTTTATGATTGGGTGGCTTCACAACAAGAAGCGCATATTCGCCCTATTTTAGAAACGCTTATCAAATTAGTGCAGTTTGATTTGTTTGGTGAATGTGATGACGATATTTGCTTTGAGTTTAATCCATTATGGACAATGAACGGAAAAGAAATAAGCGAAATCCGCACGGCTAATGCTAACGCTGACCAAATCTACATGGCTAATGGCGTGTTATCACCCGATGAAGTGCGTGAACGTTTGGCGCGTGATAAAGAATCGTTGTATCAAGGACTGGATTTAAACATTGAAGTTGAACGCCCAGACATGGAAGACAATGATGAAGAAATAGCGCAAGACGGATGGATTACTGTTCACCCCAATGGTAAAGAAGAAAAAGGCAGTCCGGTTAAGTTGGACGACAGCGGCACAGTTGTTGCCGGTATGGGCGGAAAGTTTAACGGCAAAAACATTAAAGATGCGCACGGCACAAAGAAGTTTACCAGTGGCGAAACGAATGCGGAAACGGCTGAACGACACCAAAAACAAAAAGAAAATGTATCTACAAGTCAAAAGCTATCAAATACAGCGAATGAATTATCTAAAACAGCTAAATCTTCAGCAGAACATCTTCAAGCTAAAAATGCACACGCTGAGGCAGCAAATCAATTAGCGAGAGAAGGAAAAGTAAACACTCCTGAATATGCGCATCATTTTTTGGAGTATAAACGACATGAAAAAGAGTGGGAAAAAGCAAAAGCAACAGAAAAGAAAGAAGAAAAAAAGAAAGCATCTCAATCTGAAGAAGGTAAAAAAGCAACAAAAATACAATCAAAGTTTATAAAATCATCTGCAAATGAAATTAACAACGATTTAAAATCTCAATTTAATTTAGGGTTCGATAATAGCGCGTCTAAAAAAGAATCTGATAAAAAATACCAAGAAGTTGTAGATGCTAGAAATAGCGGAAATAATGAAAAAGCAGATGAGCTGCTTCAAGAATGGCGCGAAATGAAAGAATCAATTAGAAATGGGTTTTCAAATAATGGAATTAACGCAAATTCAAATACCCCGTCTGCTAAAAACATTAAAAAAGTAGCCGGACAAGTAAGCGAAACACTTTCAGATCTAACTAATAGAGGATTTGATATAAAGTCTGCGTTATCTAGCGCAAACGTTTCATTTATATCGAGTCCAGTGCAAAAAGGTTCTTTAGGAACAGCTCGACAAACTTTTGACTCAAAAGGAGTGTTTGCAGTTTCTCCAAAAGTTTTAGATGTTAATTATGTCAACGAGCAAGTGGAATCATCAAAAAGAAGAAAAGAGGCAGGAAAACCAAAATGGACTATTGCAGGGGATACAGCAGAAGATTTTGCAAATAGTATTATTATCCACGAGTTTGCTCATGCTCTTGGTATGCAAAAACATATTAATTCACCACAAAAACTAGCAAATACACTTCAAAGATTAAAGTCAGAAGGAAAAATAGATGCTGATTTAAATGGTTGGATAAAAAACAATATAAGCGAATATGGAGCGACAAACATAAAAGAAACAGATGCAGAATTATGCTCAATGGTTTTACATCCTAAATATAAAGAAGGTACGCTACCAAAAGAATTAGAAGATCATGTTAATGAATTATTTAAAAAAGGAAAATAAAAATGTTACCAATTCCAACAAATTATCTTTTTGAGCCAAAAAAACCAACTGACAAAGATTTTTTTAATATTGACGCGCCAGAAGATCAGGATTTATTAGCCACAGGCGAATGGGACGACATGATGGATGACGAGAATGACAATGAAAACACTCCGCCCAATCCATCCGAATAAAGGCATTGAAGCCAAGTATCGTAAAGAATTGCAATCACTCATAAAAGAAATGATTGCATCATACGATTTTTGGTTAACGGCTGCTTATCGTAAAAATCCGCCCATTATGGCTACAGACGAGTTGCCTTCAAAGACAATCAATAATTACATGAATGAGCTTGGCAAGCGGTGGCTTAAAAACTTTGAAGAAGTGATGAATAATATCACTGATCTAATGGTTTATAAGCAGATCAAAGTCACAGACACAACCATGCGTGGATTGTTAAAAGATGCTGGATTTGCTGTTGAGTTTAAAATGACACGCGCTATGCAGGATATTGCACGGGCAAGCATTATAGAAAATGTTGGCTTGATTAAATCTATTCCGCAACAATTTCACCAAAAAGTGCAAGGAGCTGTCATGCGTAGTTATACGCAAGGGCATGATCTTTACACGATGAAAAAAGAATTAAAAGAAATTTATGCCGTGACTGAAAAACGCGCTACGCTAATTGCCCGCGATCAATGCAGCAAATTAAATTCGCAAACCACACGCGCACGACAAGAAGAATTAGGGTTTACACAGGCGATATGGATGCACTCAAGTGCAGGAAAAAAACCAAGACCCGAACACGTTGCGGCAAACGGCAAAACATACGATGTTGAGAAAGGGATGTTCTTAGAGGGCGAATGGACATGGCCGGGATACATGATAAATTGCAGATGCACAAGTAGGATTGTTTTGCCATTTTAATAAAAACGATTATAATCCCTTTGCATCTATTCTTACCTCAATACTCCTCTAAGCGCACTCCCCACCTACGCGCTTTTTTTTACTATTGTTTTTCAATCGTTTATGCTATAGCATATTCTTATCAAAATTTAATGGTAAAAAAGTGAATAAATTAGCATTCGATTCGGATACCAATCGTCATATTGATGAAAACGGTATTTTGCACGTTGATAAAACAAACATATCAAAAGCCATTGTAAATCCTTACTATGGAAAAGAAATCCCACGCTTTAAAGAATTAGGCTTAGACGCTGAAACGGTTTATCAACTGCTACGCGACCCTACCGAACTCAAAAAAGCTGCGGATACTTTCAACAATCTACCAGTGCTTTCTGAGCATATCCCCGTATTTTCCGACCAACCGCCAAAAGACAAAATTATCGGCTCACTTGGGACTGATTCCAAGTTTGACGGTACATACTTGACCAACTCTATGTCGATATGGGACGGAAACGCAATTGCTTTAATTGAAACAGACGCGAAGAAAGAATTATCCAGCGCATACTTTTATGATGCTGATATGACGGGCGGTAGCTATGATGGAATACAATATGATGGCATAATGCGAAATATTAGGGGCAATCACGTTGCAGTGGTCGAAAGTGGACGCGCTGGCAGTGATGTGATGGTTTCTGATAGTAACCCTTTTAAAACTGAGGACAACGAAATGAAGTTAACTAAACAAGGCGCGGCACGTTTAAAACTGTTCCAAGCCGCTACAATGACACCAAAACTCGCAATGGATTCTAAATTGTTGAATGCGAAAATTTTGGACAAAGACGCAATTAAAAAAGCGTTAATTGCTCAAGATATTTCACCTGAACAATTAGATAACATTCTTGACGCTGTAATTGGCGTTGAAGAATCACCAGAAGCGAAAGAAATCGCAACTGAACCAACCGAAATGGCAGCGGCTTCAGATTCTGAAGAAGGCACTCCACACGAAAAATTGCATTCTTTCTTAGCTGAAAAAGGCATGAGCGAAGATGATATTGCAACAGCAAAATCATACTTTGAACCTGCTGCGGCTGATGAAGATGAAGTTGAAATTGAAATCAAAGACGATGAAGAAGATGACAAAATCGACAAACCTGCAATGGACGCTGCTTTAAAAGCACAAGAAGCAAAATTAATTAAACGCTTTGCTGATTTAGAACAAGCAAAATCTGAAGTGCGTTCAGTGGTTGGTGATGTTCTTGGAATGGACAGTGCAGAATCTGTTTATAAATTCGCATTGAAACAAACAGGCGTGAAACACGAGGGCGTTTCTGATCTTGCTGGATTACGCGCAGTGTTCAAAGCGTCACGCGGTTCAGTACAATTAGCGCAAGACAGCAATAGCGGAAAATCAACCCGCAAAGCATTGCTTGAACGCTTCCCAAATTTAAACAAACGTTAATTTAAGGAAACAATCATGGGATTCCAATCTACAGTAAATAATGCGTTACCAGTCGGTTTGGCTGGTGACTTTGCAAGTGAAAACCCTGCAATCCAGTTAATTCCTCCATTTGGTCAAGCTGGTGGCATCACTACTGGTGGCGCAGCAGCAACTGATTCATTTGTTGCGGCAACTGGTGGTGTTGTTGTCGGTGCATTTGCATGGATTACAACGGCAGGCGGAAACTATTTGAGCAATGCTAAAGGTTCAGCACCTTCAACTGCGCCTGACGGTTTCATTCCGCGCTCACAACAAGGTTTGATTCTTACTCAACCTTTAGGTGTTACACCGTCAACTGATACTTGGTACGGTAACTTAATCCCAGCAGGTCAAAACGTGGTGGCTTTCCAAACAGGTAGCTTCTATGTTAAATGCCCATCTGGTAGCGGTGCAACAGCAGGACAAAAAGCATTTGCTTCAACAACTGACGGCAGTATTTCATTTGCAGCAGCAGGCGCAACCGTTAGCGGTAGCGTTGAAACTAATTTTACAGCGCGTAACACTTGCCTTGCAGGTGAAATCGCTATCATTTCAGCCTAAGGAGCAATACAGAAATGAATGAATTACAAGTTTTAGAAGAATTAGCGGGTATCGTGTTTCCGAAAGGCAGCACTTTAGCGCAAGACAGTCACGACTATTTAGATCAAGCAATGGCGTTAGATGCGCAATCTGCTACTGTTACTTATTCAAACAGTGCGATTCCTGCGTTTTTAACAACTGTTGTTGATCCTAAAATTATCGAAATTTTAACTTCACCAATGAAAGCGGCTGAAATCGCTGGCAGCGAAGTTAAAAAAGGTACTTGGGTTGACACAACTTGGTTGTTCCCAGTTGTTGAATCAACAGGTAACGTTTCAGCGTATGATGATTTTTCATCTACTGGTCGCAGTGGTGCAAACGCTAACTGGCCAGAACGCCAACAACATTATTACCAAACCAACACTAAATGGGGCGAACGTGAATTAGCGCGTACTGGTCAAGCAAAAATTGACTGGGCAGCACGTTTAAATATTTCTAGCGTTTTGACATTAAACAAATTCCAAAACTTGTCATATTTCTATGGCGTTTCGGGTTTGCAAAACTACGGTATTTTAAACGACCCTTCACTTTCTGCGCCAGTTCAACCCGGCACAAAAGCGGCAGGCAATTCTAATGTTTGGTTTACTTCTGCTGGCGTTCCTAACGCAACAGCTCTTGAAGTTTATGCAGACATTCAGACTTTGTTCTATAACTTGCAAACACAATCAAACGGCTTGGTTGATATGGCAACTCCAATGACATTGGCGTTATCACCACAATCAGAAGTTGCTTTGACTTTCACAACCACTTTCAATGTTAACGTTGCTGATCTTCTTAAAAAGAATTTCCCTAACTTAACAGTGAAATCAGCACCAGAATATGCTGGTACTGCTGGTAAATTGGTTCAGTTGTTCGCTGACGAGTTAGAAGGTCAACGCACAATGGAAGTTGCGTATTCTGAAAAATTACGCGCTCACCCAGTAATTCTTGATTTGTCTTCTTTCAAACAGAAAAAATCTCAAGGTACTTGGGGCGCGATTATTTTTAGGCCTGCACTTGTAGTACAAATGCTAGGCGTATAATATATTGGGCGTTTAATTGCTCTGGTGTTGGGTGTATAATATGCACTCAACACTTTAGGAGCGATTTTTATGGCTACAAATTTATTTTATGTGTATTTACACAGAAAAAAATCAAATAATGATGTTTTTTATGTTGGCAAAGGATTTGACAAAAGAGCTTGGAAAAAAACAAGCCGAAGTGAATACTGGAAAAGAATTGAAAATAAACATGGCCGAATCGTTGAAATAGTAAAAGACGGTTTACAAGAAAATGAAGCGTTTGAATTAGAAAAAGAAGTTATAGCTTTTTACGGTAGAAAAAATTTATGCAATCTAAATGACGGTGGATATGGAGGAACTAATCCATCTCAAGAAACTAGATTAAAAATGAGCATTGCCGGAAAAGGTAAAATAGTATCAGAAGAAACAAGAGAAAAAAAAGAATAGCGGCAACCGGAAAAAAACATTCAGAAAAAACTAAAGAAAAATTAAGAAAAATTAACTTAGGAAAAAAAAGAACATCACCTGTAACGGATGAAGAAAGAAAAAAAAGAAGTGAATCGCAACAAGGAAAAATAATATCCCCAGAAACTTGCAAAAGAATTAGTGAAGCAAAAAAAGGCAAAGCTGGCAAAAAATTAACAGACGAAGCAAAAAATAATTTAAGATTAGCCAATACTGGAAGGATTCTTTCCGAAGAATCAAAAAAGAAAATCGGTGATGCCAATAGAGGGCGAAAGCATACACCTGAAGCATTAGAAAAGATTATTAAAAAAAATCGTGAAACTAATGCTAAAATGAAAAAGCCTATAAAAGCATCAAATGGAATGCGTTTTGATTCAGCAGCGGACGCGGCAAAATGGTTAAGAGAAAATGGTTATTTATCGGCATCAAGTGGAAATATAACCAGTTGCTGTACTAATAAATTAAAATCCGCTTATGGATTAACTTGGTGTTACAATTAAATTTAACTAAAAACATAAAGGTAAAAATAAATGGCTACAATTAAAATTGGTTGCACACTTCCACATGGTTTAGTTCTTGAAGTTAGAGGAAACAAAGCCACTTTAAATGGCGCAAATCAATACACAGAATTAACACGCTTAATCGGCACTCATGGCGTTACTGATATTGATGCTTCATTTTGGGACGCATGGAAAAAAGAAAACGCTGAAAACGCTGCTTTCGTAAACGGCTTTATTTTTGAAGTAAAAGATGAAGCAAGCGCAAAATCAAAAGTAAAAGATATTGAAAAGAAAACAGGTTTTGAGCAATTAGACCCTGATTCTCATGGCGTAGAAACCGACAAGGCTTAATTTATGGCAACCGTTACATTCAACTACAACGATTTTATTGCGGCTTATCCGCAGTTTAATTTAGTGTCACAAGGCGCTTTGCAAATGTGTTTCGATCAAGCTGGATTGATTTGCAATAACAGTGATGCGTCTATTGTGCAGGATGTAGCGGTGCGTAAAACTTTGTTGTGGCTTTTAGTTGCGCATATTGCAACGCTAATGGGGCAAACAAATAAAAACGTACAAAACGGCACGGTTGGTAAAGCTGCCGTTGTTGGTCGAGCCAGTAGCGCGTCAGAAGGAAGTGTAAGCATTTCAACAGATATGCACGTTAACAACAATGCGGCTTATTTTATGCAGACGCAATATGGCGCGACTTATTGGCAAATGATTTTGCCTTATCGTTCTTTTAGATTCCGCCCGCGTTCAGTGACAATTATTTAATGGCAACCATTAAAAATATTGATAGATTAGAAAAGCGGCTTGATGCTTTTCGTGCCAAAATGCAATCGAATGAATTGCAGGTAGGTTTTATCAATGGCGCAACTTATCCTGAAGACGGTATGTCAGTGGCGCAAGTTGCATTTAATAATGAATTTGGCACACAAGACATTCCATCACGCCCTTTTTTTCGCACAATGATTTCTAGTGAATCACCAAATTGGGGGAAAAAACTAGAGGGCGCAATAAAAGCAACGCATCACGATTTAGATAAAAGCATGGCTATGCTAGGATTAGATATTGAGGGCGCTTTACGTCAATCTATTAACGGCTGGCAAACTCCGCCAAATAGCCCAGAAACAATAGCGCGTAAAGGATTCAATAAACCTTTAATTGATTCAAGTTTAATGGTCAAATCAATCACTAGCGAAGTGGTGACAAAATGATTGATGTTCGTGCAATAGCTAATGCGGCTATCCAACCTGTTAACAATGATGTGTCTGTTACAATCAGAAAAAACACTGGTTACACTATTGGCGCAGGTAGACGGCAACAAGCCACATATTCAAACATTACCGGCATGGCGCAAGTTCAAGCGTTAGATAATAAGGATTTAATTAAACTTGAAGGCTTAAAGCTACAAGGAAATATTCGCGCGTTATATTTACAGGGCGAATTGCACGGCATTTTAAGAGCAGATCAATTAGGTAACGATATGGTTATTTATGATTCTCGCGTGTGGATTGTGGCAAAGGTTTTAGAAACATGGCCTACATGGACAAAGGTTGCTATTTTGGAGCAGGTAGACAATGCCTAATTTTACGCCAGATAAAACAGTAGACAATGTTATTGACGTATTGGCTGATTACATTAACTTGTTTACAACCGTGCCAATATTACGCGCAAACGTAAACAGAAACCCAACGCCTAAAACGGATTTTATTGTTTTAACTGAAATACTCACTAGGCCATTATCAAAACCCGTAGAAAATTACACCAACACGGGTGAAACCATGATTCAAAAGCAACAAATTGACGTGCAAGTTGATTTTTACGGATGGGCGGTTTCAGATATTGCGTTGGCGTTTATGGGTTCAATTCGCACGATATGGGGTTCATATAATCACGCTTCATGGCTTGCACTACTTTATTGTTCTGATATTATCAAATCACCCATCATTAACGCTGAAGATCAATATGAGCAGCGTTGGACGGTTACGGTATCAATGCAATATAATGTTACTATGACATTGCCACAGGAAACATTTAACACAACAGGCGTGGTTGAATCCATACCTGCTGACATCGTTTTTCAAATCAATTAAGGAAACAAAATGGCTAGCACTATCCCCATTAGTCAAGAAGTAGAAATTATTCCCGGTGTTATTGGCACAGGTGGTAATCCTCTTGCACTAAACGCTGTGTTTTTAACACAAAACGCAATCCAACCAAGTGATTCATTGTTAACATTTTACAGTGCTGACGATGTAGGTATCTATTTTGGTACTGCATCAACAGAATATAAAATGGCTTCAATTTATTTTTCTGGTTTTACAAACTGCACAAGTTTTCCAAGTGCGTTGTATTTTTCTGGCTTTGCTGCTGCTGCGACTTCTGCGTGGCTTTTAAGTACGTCACTTGCTGGTGAACCTTTAACATACTTCCAAGCAATCAGCGGTACATTATCTATCACTGTTGATGGTACAGTTTCAACTGCATCGGCTTTGAATTTATCAAGTGCCACAAGTATTGGTGGAAGTGAAGCAACCTCTGTTATCAATTTGATTAAAACAGGGCTGAGCTGGACTGGTTCAAATAAACCCGTTATTACTTGGGATTCTTTAAGTAGTAAATTTAAGATCACATCAAGCACAACAGGCGCAACATCAACAATCACTTATGCAAGCGGCACAACTGCTGCGTTGTTAGGATTGAGTGCTGGCACGTTGTCACAAGGCGTTGCGATTGAAACAGCGACACAATCCATTGCGAAAGTTAAAAGTTTATCAAGCAACTGGGCAACATTTACAACAACATGGGAAGTGTCAAACGGTGACGCGGTATTGTTCGCACAATGGACGCAAACACAAAATGATAATTTCTTGTATGTCTGTTTTGATTCTGACGCTTTAGCGGCTACTACAACACCTTATGCGGCTGGTATTGGTTCAATCTTAGCGGCATATCAATTTGATGGCGTTATCGTTTTATGGGCAGAAAGTGGCGCACAATACTTGGCGGCAATGGCGGCAGGTGTAGCGGCATCGTTAAACTGGAACACATTAAATGGCCGTGCAACACTTAAATTTAGACAACAACCCGGACTTGCATCGTATGTAACAACCGTAACCAATCAAAATTATGCAAATAATTTGATTGCCAACAGTTACACATATTACGGAACTTACAGCGCACCAGGCTTAGGAAATGTCTATAACATTTTAGCGGATGGCGCGTTAGCGGGTTCACGTTTTAAATGGTTTGATACTTATGTTGGTCAAATCTTTTTGAATTCTCAATTAGCGTTGTCTATTTTTGAGGGTTTGCTGCAAGTTAATTTAGCGCCTTATACCGCTGTTGGTGATACGCTTTTACGCGCTTGGTGTTCTGACCCAATTAAGCAAGGCATCAACGCTGGCATCATTAGAAGTGGCGTAACATTGTCTGCATCACAAATTGCAGCAATTACTTATGCGGTAGGTTTTGACATTAGCAAAAACCTGCAAACATACGGTTATTATTTGTATATTGGCACAGCGACCACACAAGTACGCGGTCAACGTCAATCACCACCTTTGATGCTTTATTACACAGACGGTGGCGCAATACAAAAAATTCAACTTGATTCAATCGTCATTCTCTAAGGGGTAAAAAATGGCTAACAATATTACATCCGCCAGTGCGGTCTTGGTTATTACCTGCCCCGAATTGGCTATTGTTCATCAAGTGCAAGGCTTTGCTGTTGATAACGCTTTTGACGTTGATTCGCAAGATATTGCGGAAAACTTGCTTGGCGTGGACGGTAAAAAGTCTAGCGGTTGGATTCCACAAATGTACACTCAAGCGGTTCACTTACAAGCTGACAGTGATTCTATTGCGGTATTTGATCAGATCTATCAATTCTCAAATGTTAATAAAACATTCTATGAATTGACAGGCACATTGACATATCCGGCAACAAATAAATCTTATAGTTTTATCAATGGCACATTGACAAGCTATAAGCCGTTACCAGACGCACAAAAAACTTTAGCGCCACAAGATTTCACAATCGTGTGGGAAGCAGTAATTCCAGCCATTATTGGTTAATGAATGCTAAAAACTAAAGATGTAGCAGGCGTGGGCAGAGATTCTGCCCGCGTTTATAGAATCACTGAAATGTCGGCTTTTCGCGCTGAAAAATGGGCAATTAAGGCATTGTGGTTAATTGCGGCAAACGGTAGCGAATTGCCTGATGATTTAGGCAACGCTCCATTTGCTGAGTTTGTCAGAAAAGGCTTAGTGGCATTATTTAAAGTTAACTTTAAAGATGCTGAACCTTTGCTTGATGAAATGTTAACTTGCGTTAGCATTGTTACCCAAGCAGGCACACGTCAATTAATTATTGCTGATGATTTTGAAGATCCGCGAACTATCATAAAATTGCGCAAAGAAGTGTTTTCGCTGCATACCGATTTTTTTACGGACGACTAATCCCCGATTATATGTTGCTCCCAAAGGGGCAACCTTTGCGAGGATTAGTCAATTATGCTAACATTTGCGGAATTTTAGGCACTTTGATTAGTAACAAACTTGCAACGCTTAACGAATTGCAAACAGTTTACGGTTTAGAAGATGCTTATTTACTTTATGAAATTTTAAGTGTAAACAGTTACAACGAAAGGATTATAAGCAATGGCCACAGTAATAGATAAATTATTAGTGCAAATCGGTATCGATGCCAAAGGCTTAAATAAAGGCATGGATGCCACCATCAAAAAGTTAAAAGATACAGAAAAGAAAACCGACAAAATAGCTAAAAAGAATCGTAAAAACTACAAAGATTTATCTAACGATTCAGAGCAATATACAGACGATTTAAAAGAAGAAAACAAGCAATATGCTGTTATCTCAAATTCACTCAAAGGCATGGCAAAAGGGTTTATTGCTGTTGCTGCATCACGAAAAGTATTATCTGAAGTTTCAGAATTAGGAGATATTGAACGTGTTTCTAAATTCTTAGGTGTTTCAACTACACAAATTGGAACGCTTCAGGCATTATCAGAAAATCTAGGCGATTCAAGCAAAAGCATTTTAAATAACGTTTCCGATATGTATAACGCCATTACTGGCTTAGAAGTTGAAGGAAAAGGAAGTGATTTATTTAAATACTTTAGCCGCATTGGTGTATCTGTTACAGATCAAAACGGAAAATTAAAAGATACTCGCACTCTATTGACCGATGTTAGAAAAGGGTTAATGGGTATTGAAGATGAGCGCAAACGTGCTTATATCGCACGGCAAATGGGATTAGGTGAAGGATTAACATTCTTATTCTCAAAAAGCGATCAAGATTTTAACGCGGAATTAGATAAAGCAGAAAAACAAGCGCAATCTGTTGCTGAAGCAGCAAAAGCAGCGCAAAAATTAACAGAAACAACAAACACAGCAATCAATGATTTAAAAGATATTGGCCGATCTGCTATTACTGGTGAAGGTGGCAAAGCGTGGGAAAAAACTAAAGATTTAGGAGAAAAAGCGTGGGAAGGCGCTAAAGATTTAGGTGGCAAAGCAATAGAAGGCGCAAAGGATAAAGTAAAAGGATTGCGTAATATGCGAAATAATAATCCCGGAAACATTCGCTACTCACCTTGGTCAAAACAACATGGCGCAATAGCTCAAGATAATAAAGGTTTTGCTATTTTCCCAGATAAAGAAACAGGTTCACGCGCTCAAGATGATTTATTGCAAAATTATGTTGCACATGGGAAAAATACGCTTAAAACAATTATTGAAAAATACGCACCAGAAAAAGAAAATGATACAAAAGGCTATTATGAGCAATTAGCAAAAAAATTGCATATAGGCGTTAATGAAATAATTGACCCTAAAAACAAAGGATTAATGAATCAATTATCCAAAGAAATAACAAAAATTGAAGGCGACCCAAACGCCTATGTTGATAGTTTAAAAGGTTCAAATCAACCTGCTTTACAAAATCAAAAACAACAATCTTCTGGTACATCACCAATTACTATAAATGGCGACATCACGGTTAACACACAAGCCACCGATGCAAAAGGAATAGCGCGGGACTTATCAACACAAATCGGCAGAAAGTCAGCTTTAGCTGAAGGGAATATGCACTAATGAACGGCATACCACAATTAATGACACCTAGCGCAAGTGCATTTGGTAAATCACTTGCTGTATTGGCGCAAGGATTAGCGGAATATTATTTAGCCACTGATTTAAAATGGGGTGTGTTTTATCATAAGACGGGCGATCCTGTTGTACTTGGTCAAAAAAGCTCAATCATTGACCAAATAAAAAACGGTGCAGGTGTTACGCAGTTAATCAATTATGCGCTGGAACACAATCAAAATCATATTGATAGTGTATTGGCACTTAATATTAAAAAAGGCTCGGACATATCTAATTATCGTTTGGAAACAGGAAGTTTTGCATCATACAATAAAGTTGAAAAGCCGCGCATAATCCCAATTAGATTAGTAAAAGGCGGAACTGAATCAGACAGACAACAATTTCTGTTATGGTTGGATTTTGTTGTTAGAACAACAGAGCTGTTTGATATTGGTGTTCCTGAAGCAACTTATAATAATTTGGCATTAGTTGATTATTCAATTATAAGAGAATCAAAATCGGGCGTAACATTAGTAATTGCTGATTGTGTATTTCAAGAAGTCATGGAAATAACATTTCAATATACTAATTCAAAAACAAACAATGCACAAAGACCTGAAGATCAAGCTCCATTGTTTTATTCAAACATTACGCCTAATCCACCTTCATTGGGTGTTTTTGCTAAATTAGGGTTAGCATAATGACTACTTATTTACAGATTGCAACACAGGCAATACCTTCGCAAGAATTAGCTGTTGTGCTTAACGGGCAGCCATGCGGCATTTCACTTAGAGAAATGGGCGGAAAACAATATTTTAGTTTAACGCTAAACAGCGTTAATTTATGCAGAAATGTATTAATTCAACATTACACAACGCTTGTTAACGCGCCTTATAGTGCGCTGGTTGGTGACTTTATTGTTATTGATACTCAAGGCGTTGAACCTCCACAATATACTGGTTGGGAAAGTCGATGGGTTCTTTTGTACAAAGATTAATTCGTTTTGATATTGAATTAAACGATGGCGCTTATACTGATAAAGGAAAAAACAACACCGTTACTATTCAAAATGTAAGAGCTAACGTTGTTATTGATTTTGCTGGTGGCGCAACTGTAAATAGCGCACAAGCTACAATATGGGGATTAGATAAAAAGCTAATGGATAGATTGACCGTTTATCCACCTATAGCAAATTCATTAAGTGGCAATAAGGTATCTATTAGCGCAGGTGAATTAGCATTAAATCAAAAAGTACAAACAGGCATTCCAAAAGCGCAAACTAGCGTCATTTATTCTGGTGATATTTTCAGAGCTTATGGCGACTATTCAAACGCGCCTGACGTGCCGTTTATTATTGAAACGACAGTTAATATGTCTGGCGCAACAAAAGAAGTTGAGCCAATTAGCGAAGAAGGCACTGTTGATGTATTAGTGTTGCTTGATGGTGTTGCAAAAAGATTAGGAAATGCTATTGTTCAAGACAATGGCGTTGGTGATTTAGGTGTATCGTTAGCTAATCCATATTACAGCGGAACAGCAATGCAAATGTTACGCAAGATTCAGCAAGATGCTAACATTGATGTTTATTACACTCCACCCGTTATTCATGTTTGCCCAAAAGGCCAGCCATTAATTACGTCACACATTCCAATTATTAATGCAAATACTGGATTAATTGGGTGGCCAATGATGGATGTTAATGGCATGGTTATTGTAAATGTGCTTTATAATCCACTGTTTTTTCATGGGTCACAAGTTGAATTGCAAACATCATTGCCTAACTGTAATGGAAAATTTTATATTACTTCAATGTCAGTAATGCTTGAATCACAAACGCCAAGCGGTCAATGGACAGCAACGCTTCAATTGGCTAATTTTGCATTAATGACACCGCAACGAGTTTAAGATATGGCAGATCAAGTAAGACAAGCAAGTTATACCGATTACTCCAATTCATACAATGAGATGCTTTTTGTTATTCGTCAGCGTATGGCGGAATTGCAAACGGCTTTGCCTGTTAAAGTCATTGCTGTAAAGCCTAACGATGGACATACTGGTTTTGTAGATGTTCAGCCATTAGTTCAACAAATATCAGCAGATAGCACAGTGGTAGATCATGGAATTATTTATAACGTTCCTTATTTTAGACTTCAAGGTGGTATCAATGGAATTATTATCGACCCTGCTGTTGGTGATATTGGTTTATGTGATTTTTGCAGTCGTGATATTTCTGCTGTAAAAAATTCAAAACAAATTGCGCCACCTGCATCAAGAAGAATTCACAGTTTTAGTGACGCTATTTATATTGGTGGATTACTTAATGCAGCACCAACACGGTTTATTGAATTTAACGATAATGGCATTAACGTTGTTCCTATTGAAAAATTTACTTATGACGGAATTGAAGTCGCCACAATAAATGACGTTAAAGCGGCTGACGATAGAGCAAAAGCGGCTGAAACAGCAGAAAAAGAACGCGCTGAAGCCGCAGAAAAGCAAGAATCTGCAAGAGCAAATGAATCGGAATATCAATTAAGACTTGATATTTTAGCAGAACAAAAAAGAGCGCAAGATGCTGAAGCGGCAGAAAAAGCAAGAGCCGAAGCCGCTGAAGCAGCAGAAACGGCTGCAAGAATAGCGGCTGATGCTGTTTTAGCGGCTGCAATAGCAGCAGAAACCACAAGAGCGCAATCGGCTGAATCTACGTTAACAACTAACCTAAATAATGAGGTTACACGCGCAACAGGCGCAGAAAGCACATTAACAACCAACCTAAATAATGAAATATCAAGAGCGCAAGGTGCTGAAGCATCGTTATCCTCTGCAATTTCAACATTAGGCGGTGAAGTAAGTTCTGGTGGTGCTGCGTTAAGCGCAGATATTGCTGCTGTTAGTGCATCGTTATCAACCGAAACAAGCAATAGAACTACTGCTGACGCTGATTTGCAAACGCAAGTTACTGCGGTTCTTGGAAAAATTATTGGATACAATCAAGACTGGAAAGACAAAATGTCTTTGCGTGATGCCAACGTGACTTATACAAATAGCACAGACAGACCAATCATGGTTAATATTGCAGTTGGTAATACACCGTCAACACGCTATTTTATTGAAGTTAATGGTGTTAATGTAGCACAAACAAGTGTGGACGTATTACAAAATATCAGTTTTATTGTTCAAATTGGTGGCACATATAAATATGCCAATCCTTCTGTTAGTTCATCTAATGGTGAAATTAGAATATGGTCAGAATTAACGTCATCAACAACATAAAGGACGATTATCCATGTTAGACACTTTATATTTAGACCCAACATCTTGGGATTTAGTATTAGATGCGAATGGTGGGATTGCCATTGCTAACGCGCCTTATGCAGTAGCACAAGACGTTGCATCGTCTTGCCGGTTATGGACAGGCGAATACATTTACGATATTACTCGCGGTGTTCCTTATGAACAATACATATTGGGATATATGCCACCACGAAATATATTTATTTCTTGGTTAACCAATGAATCGATAACTGTGCCAGATGTATCGACAGCAACACCAGTGCTAGCATATAATAATGGCACACGCGATATTTATGGCCAAATTCAAGTAACACTCACAAACGGAACAACGGCAAATGTCAACATCTAACGTCCCAAGTTTAGAAATCACATCAACAGGCGTATCTGTTCCGCAATCTTCTGATGTTTTGACTGGCGTTTTATCAGATTTAAATAATGCTTTTGGTGGCAATTTAAATATTACATCACCCGCAACGCCACAAGGTTATTTAGGCGAAAATCTTACTTATTACATCACAAACAATAATGCGCTAATTGCGTATTTAATGACTCAATTTGACCCGCAAACTGCTGAAGGTAGATGGCAAGATGCGATTGGTAGAATTTACTTTTTAACAAGAAAACCACCAACAGCAACTGTTGTAACGTGTCAATTGATTGGGCAACCTAGTTCAACCCTTGCGGCAGGCGCACAAGCTACAGACGGCACTTATATTTATGAGTTAACAGGTAATGTGACGTTTCCTGCTGGTGGCGTAGTTAATGGTAATTTTGAAAATTTAACAAAAGGCAATATCCCCTGCCCTGCTAATACATTAAATAAAATTAGCGCAGCACAATTTGGTTGGGACGCGATTAATAATGAAAGCGCAGGCGTAAACGGTAACGATGTAGAATCACGTTATGATTTTGAAATCAGACGTGAAGAATCTGTTGCAGTTAATTCTAACGGCACATTAGATGCTATTCGTGGCGCGGTGTTTTCTGTCCCAGACGTTATTGATGTTTATGCTTATGAAAACCCAACAAGCAGCACCGTTTCTGCTGGTGTTACTGGTTATAGCGTTTTACCTCATAGTGTTTATATTGCTGTTGTTGGAGGCATTGATGCTGATGTTGCAAAAGCAATATGGACTAAAAAGTCTGGCGGATGTAATACCAACGGAAATACAACGGTAACAGTTAGCGATACGGGTTCAGGTTTAATTCCAGCTCCAACCTACACAATCAAATTTCAACGCCCAACGCCATTGCCGATTTATTTCTTGGTTAAAATTGGAAACTCTCCATTATTACCCACTGATTACACTGCAAAAATTAAAGCAGCTATGATTAGCGCGTTTAATGGTGACGATGGTAACGGTGGCGTTCGAATTGGAAGTGAATTATACGCTTCACGTTTTTATGCCGGCATTGTGGGCATTTCGTCAAATCTGAAATTGGTGTCTGTTTTAATGTCCACTTCTTCAAGTGGCACACCATCATTGAGCGAGATAGCTGTTGGTATTGACCAAATCCCAACTATTGACGCTGCAAATATTACGGTGACGCTTGTATGATACCGTTATCAATGCGTCAATATGATAATTCGCCTGTATTACAAGCGATTGTAAATGCGTGGGGCGTTAATTTAGATATTTATGGCATCATTGACGACATATATAATAAGTGCGTAAACATTGACACTTGCGAAGGTTACTGGCTTGATGTGTGGGGCGAAAAAATTGGCGTAGGTCGATATATCAACGTTTTTACCACAGAGGGTTCATTTGGCTTTGATAATACTGCTGACGATTGGCAGCCTTTTGACCAAGGCACATTTTACGAACAAAGCACAGCTTCACAAAAATACGCAATGGCTGACGATGTTTACCGAAAAGTGATCTTAGCTAAAGCGTGGGCAAACGTTACCGATTGCAGCGCTGGTAATTTGAATAAATTATTGCAAATCATTTTTGCCGGGCGCGGTAATTGTTACGTTATTGATTTTAACGATATGACAATGGATTATTTTTTTAGTTTTCAATTAGAAGATTGGGAAAAAAATATATTGCTCAATGATTTGCTACCGCGTCCCGCTGGTGTTTTAATTAGACTTAATATTTTTCAAGATCAAGATACTTTTGGTTTTAACGAAGCTACCGATGCTTTCCCATTTGATGACGGAATTTTCTATATATGACAATCTCAACACCCACTAAATTAACAGTCCCATTTGCCGCAAGTGGGGACAAAAATACTATTCCCGTACCATCTCAATCTGGTGGTGTTGCATCTTATACCGCTGGATTTCCACCGCTTACTATGACACCTAAAGCGTCTGGTGGTGTACCTCCAAGCGGGAAAGACATGAACGGAATTTTATTTTCACTTAGTCAAGCAATCCAATATGAACAAGCAGGCGGTCATTTTATTTATGATAGCGGGTTCGCATCTACTGTGGGCGGTTATCCTGTTGGCGCTATTGTGCAATCTACTGATAATAGTGGTTTTTGGGTTAATAGCACGGCTAATAATTCAACTGACCCCGAAGCGTTTGGAGCGGGTTGGCTACCATTAAAACAATCTGGTGCAACTGTTTTATCTGTTACGTCAACTAATGTCACGCTAACAGCTTTGCAAGCGGCAAAAGATACATTTGTTATTTCCGGCACATTAACTGCAAACGTCAACATTATTGTTCCAGCGTGGGCAAAATCATGGGCGGTTGTGAATAATGCTACTATGGGAGCTTATTCAATAACAATCAAAACTGCGTCTGGCACTGGTGCTATTTTATTGGCTGGCGCAAACGAAGTTATTGGCGATGGTACAAATGTTTTATCGTTGACTTATTTGCTTGCAACAAAAGTTTACGCTGACGCTTCAGCAACAACCGCTGCAACAGATAAAGCGATTGGATACGGCCAAACATGGAAAAATAAAATATCTGTTAGAGCAGTTAACACTAATTACACAAACAACACAGGAAAGCCTATTCTCGTTAATGTATCACTGGGAAATGCTCCAACTACTTATAATTTTGTCACTGTTGATGATATTTCTGTTGCGTCAACCAGTACAGAAACATTAACTAATATGAGCTTTATTGTTCCTAACGGTTCAGTATATAGATATTCTAATTCATCTTATGGACCGACTAATGGAGAGATTAGAGTATGGGCAGAATTAACATCATCAACCACTTAATTATTTGTTATAATTAAATTAGATATAAATTTTTCAAGGTAAATAAAATGTCATTACCAAACGATTTTACACCTTACACGATGCTAGGCGGTCAAACCGTTGATGCTTCAATGCCTAGAATGCTTGTGCAAGTAGCCGGTTCGTCTGGTGATGGCACAACTGTTTTAGATGCAAATGGCGATATTTTTATGATGGTGACAGATATGTCAACCATTCCGCCAACTATCACTTATTACGAATTTGGAACGTCAACTGTTGGAACGCCTGTTGCGCCTATTCTTCCTTATGAATACACGGTAGGGTCAGTTAGCACACCGGATTTAACCGCGTTATTCACTGACGTTGTTTCTGTTGGCACATCAACAGGCGCAACGCCTTTGGTTGTTACTTTAGCAAGCAAAAGCACGTTTAGCTTCACCACTACTGGCACATGGACAGGCACAGCGGTTATTTCTGGTTCGATTGATGGAACAAACTACAACACGTTATCTTATTTCAACAGATCAACTGGTGTGGTTGGTTCATCTTTCCTTGCTAATATGTCGGCACAAGTAAATACTGTTGGCTTGAAATATATTAAAATTTCTGGTGTATCGTCTGGCACAATGACAGTTAATTATGTTGAGTCATCTCAAAGCACAGTGAATACCGCAATCGTTAGTTCTATCAATGGAGGAACGCCATAATGGGCGCTATTGTAACGATTCAAACTAGAAACGGCACAGCGGCTCAATGGACTGCTGCTAATCCTGTTTTAGCATTAGGTGAGCAAGGATTAGAAAGCGACACACGCAAAGTCAAATATGGCGATGGTGTGACGGCTTGGAATTCACTTGCTTACGCTGGCGCTACACTGCCAATCGCAACCACGTCTGTACTAGGCGGTGTGATTTCTGACGGCAACAGCATTCATATTGATGGCACTGGTGTTATTTCTACGGTATCCGTTGGAAAGATTAAGCAACAAGTTAAAAACGCCACTGGCTCGCCTTTATTGAAAGGACAAGCAGTTTATGTTAATGGCGCAAACGGTACAAACGTCACCATTGCATTAGCACAAGCAAACGCTGAATCCACATCAAGTAAAACACTTGGATTGCTTGAAGCGGATATTGCAAACGGTGGCACAGGTTATGTCGTCACTGAAGGCGTATTGACAGGCTTAAACACCAACGCGGCCACTAATGAAGGAGATCCAGTTTGGTTAAGTCCAACGGTTGCAGGTGGCTTAGTTTATGGCGTAGCAAATAAACCTGTTGCGCCATATCACATGGTTTACATGGGTGTGGTATCGCGTAAAAACGCAAACAATGGCGAAATATTTATTAAAGTTCAAAACGGTTATGAACTTGAAGAATTACACAATGTGTTAATTACTAATCCTGTAAATGGCAACGTGTTGCGTTATGATTCCGTTACTTCACTTTGGAAAAATGATGCTTTACCGGCAAGCGATGGAACTGTAACAAGCGTTGCGGCATTAACTCTTGGCACAACTGGCACTGACGTTTCTTCTACGGTAGAAAACAGCACGACAACGCCCGTTATTACGCTTAACATACCAACAGCAAGCGACACTAATCGTGGTGCTTTAAGCGCAGCAGACTGGACGACATTCAATAATAAATTGAGTTCATTGCCTACAGCGTCAACTCTTGTTCTGGGTGGCGTGAAAGTAGATGGGACAACAATTACTATTGATAGTAACGGCATTATTTCAAGCTATGGCTCGTACACATTGCCAACAGCAAGCACAACCGTTTTAGGTGGCGTGAAAGTAGATGGGACAACAATTACCATCAATGGTAGTGGCGTTATTTCATCGTCTGGTGGTAGTGCAGGTGTTGTTGCTGTTGATGGCGGAAGTGCAACATCAACATTTGTTGCAAATGTTGATGGCGGAAACGCGGCTGGCAGTTAATTATTTAAAATTTATTGAAAGGTGTTAGAATGACAGCAACAAAAATTCAATTAAGACGCGATACATCGTCAAACTGGACAACAGCAAACCCCATATTAAGCAGTGGTGAGCCAGCTTTTGAAACAGATACAGGCAAATTAAAGTATGGCGATGGCACAACCGCATGGGCATCTTTGCCGTATGCCGGTGGCGGAATTTCAACAGGTAAAGCCATAGCTATGGCAATCGTATTCGGAGGTTAACAAATGGCATCACCTAATATAGTAAATGTAACAGCAATTTATGGTCACACAACCTATTTAACACCGTCAGTTACAACAGCGGTGGTTTTATTGCCAAACGCTGCATCTAGCGGAAAAATTTATAAAATTAACGATATTTTAGCGTCTAACGTAGACGGAACTAACTCTATCAATGCAACTGTTTCAATTTACACTAATGGTGCAGTAGCTCAAGGTTCTGCTCCTAGTGGAGGTACAGCTTATCCGATAATCTTTACGGTAGCTATTCCAGCAGGTGCGACACTTAACGTACTTGATAAATCTACTGCTGTTTATCTTGAAGAAGGTACTTCAATTACGGTAACTTCTGGAGTAGCTAGTAAAATCACTTACACCGTAAGTTATGAAGATATTTCATAAAGGAGCTTTCTAATGGCTAATCGTTGGAAAGGTAATTTAGTTGCTAATGCTGCTACTTCTAGTGGTACGGATTACACTGGGAAAGCTAATGGTGCTTGGGGATTAAATAGTCAGCTACAACAAAAACAAGGTGGTCTTTGGGCTAAAGCAATTGGTGTACCTTCGGCTCCTACTAGTGTAACAGCTGTTTCCGGCAATGCTCAAGCTACAGTTTCTTTTACAGCTCCTTCAGATACAGGTGGTCAAACTATTACAGGGTATACTGTAACAAGCTCCCCTGAAGGCATTACGGCAACAGGCGCATCTAGTCCAATTACCATAACTGGTCTAACTAATGGAATAGCATATACATTTACTGTAACTGCTACTAACGCTTCTGGTACTGGAGCGTCTAGTTCTCCTAGTAATAGTGTAACACCAACTCCTACAATTTACCCACCAATAGCTTTAAGTTTTACTGAAACTTCTCCTTGTTTTTCAGTATATCAATTTAATAATGGATTAGCTTCTAAATACACAGACCCAACAACTTTACCACCGTATTCTGGAGTGATATTATTGTCTCCCGCAAATAACACTGTGGCTATAACTAATGCTAATACTACTCCTTATATTTCAGCTTATCCTTTTGCTGGTACTACTGGAATAGGGACTAAATTTTCAAATCCAGCTACTTTAGTGGGTAATACTGTTACGTCTATTTCTATAAATGCAAATACAACTGCTATGTCTGTAGCAACTTTAAATTCTTATGGGGAAGCGTACCGTTATACTACAAGCGGTTTCGGTACTAAATATGCTAATAGCTCTGCCTTACCTAATTTAAGTATGGATACGGATTTTCACCCCGCTGGAAATGCAGTAGCTTATGCTCATTTTTCTGACCCAGAATTAGACGTGTTTGCTTGGACGGATGCAAGTGGTTTTGGAACTAAATTTGCTTCACCTCCAGCGGATACTAGTGGGCTTTCAAGAAGTTGTCAATTTAATCCAGCAGGGAATGTCATAATGCAAACTAATTCTGCGGCTTCTCCTTATATTAGAGCATTTCCTTGGAATAATGGATATGGCACTAAATTTGCAAACCCAACAACTTTACCCACTGGAGGATGTTGGAAAGTTAAATTTTCTCCAGATGGTAATAATGTTATAGTTTCTATGGATGTTAGCCCTTTTGTTCATGTGTACTCTTGGTCTAACGGTTTTGGAGCTAAATTTGCTGACCCTTCTACTTTACCATCAGTAAATGCTGGTGTATCTTTTAATAGCACTAGTAGTGCCGTAGCTCTTGGTACTGGAGTAAGCCCTTATTTATACACCTATGCTTGGTCTAATGGTTTTGGTACTAAGTATGTTGACGTAGCTTTACCAGCTACAGTTTATGACGCTGATTTTTCACATTAATTAATAACAGGACTTTAAAAATGTATTTAACAATTACTTCACAAGACACAATCGATACTTTAGCTCTTAACGTAGTTCATAGAGAAAGAGAAGTTCATCAATACCAGATTAATATTGATAACTACACAGCTATGTTAGCTGCTCTACCACAAGGGGATGTACCTGCTGAGATTGCACCTTACATGGACACACCAACTGAAGAGCTACCAGCGTTTATCCCTTTAGATACTATTTCATTGATTGCCGATTATCAATATCGTAAACGTATTACTTTTTTAATCCGTACAGAAGCTATTGAACAAGGTAAAGCTAAACGAGTTCTTGATGCTTTAAAAGCTCAAATCCCTGCTGACCAGCTAGATGCGTTAGTTGCTGATGCTTTAGTTAAAGTTAATGCTCAAACACCTGTTGCATAAAATAAACTAAGAATAAATGCGCCTATTGTGGGCGCATTTTTTTTACATGGAGTTTTACAATGCCTGACGAAGCCTGCCGTTTAGCTAAAGCGGAAAATGAAATTGCTAATTTAAAATCTGATATTCACGATCAGTCTAAAAAATTAGACGCAATAATCAAATCCATTGATGAAATGAAAGAAGAACAGTCTAGGTACAAAGGCTTTATTGGTGGCGTGGTGTTTGCTGTGGGCGCATTATTTTCATTCCTCACTTGGTGGACAACTAAATAATGGAAATGTTGCAGTTTGCAACTGACGTGGGTTTTCCAATTGCATCGGCTTGCATTGGATTATATTTTGTCTTTCTCACTGTAAAGTTTTTGCTTGATAGTGTTCAAGAGCGCATAAACGGTTTAATTAGCATCATTAAACAGCTCGACACGCGCGTTACTGCAATGAGTAATGATATTATCAAGATTGATGCTTTAATGGCTGACGCGCTCGAAATACCGCAAGAAAAAGACAAGCCAAAACTTCAACCCGTTGAGCGCAAAGATTAAATGGACGCTGATAGCATTGCAAAATACATCAATCAATATGGATTCCCAATCGTTGCGGCCGGTGGCATGGGTTATATTGTCTATTTCGTTTGGGTTTGGGCAACGACTATTGTTAAGCCAATACTTGAAGAAACCTATATTGTTCTTGTTGAATTGATAGATCAAATTCGTGTGCTGGATAATGATATGATTCGATTAACTCAAAAATTAATAACCATTTTATTGTTGCGGGGTAAAAAATGAGCGATTTTGATAAAGCATTTGAGATTATTTTAGGAAGTGAAGGAGGTTATGTTAATGATCCCCGCGATAGTGGTGGTGAAACTAAATTTGGAATTGCTAAAAAGTTTTATCCCAACGTGGATATTAAAAATCTTACTGTTGCACAAGCTAAAGAAATTTACTTAAAAGACTATTGGACTAAATCGGGTTGCGATGCACTACCTTACCCATTTGCACTTTGCCTATTTGATAGTGCAGTAAATCAAGGTGTCGGAACGGCTATTAAATTAGCGCAAAAAGCCTGTAACTTAGAAGCCGATGGTATTATTGGCAAAGGAAGTCGCGCTGCATTTGCTAAATCCGGCAATGAAGAATTATCTTTATTTTTGACTTACCGCGCATTGCGCTACACTGAAACAAAAGGATTTGATGTTTACGGTAAAGGGTGGATAAAACGCCTATTTCATGTAGCATTAGAAGTTTAATAAAAAAGCCGCTTATTCAGCGGCTTTATTTTTACTCATCCATTTTTGATAGGCTTGTTCAGGTGTTGAGCCAACACAAACAATCGTTGTTTGTGTATAGCATAACCATAACCTGCCTATCTTTTTTAATCGTGGTTTCATTTACTGCGTTCACTTATAAATACTGGTTTCATGGGATTATCCGCAAACCATTTTAACTTATCCATATAAGCAATCATATCATCACCGCGCAGTGCTTTAATTACTGGTTCATTTTCAAGTTTACCGCTTTCAAATTCGTACATTACACGCCCTCTTTTTCTTTCAATTTGTCAAAATACCACTGCGCCTTTTTTAAATCTTCAGCGCCGTTTTTTTGCTTGTATCGCCATTGATATTTTAAGATGTTTCCACGTAAAAAAACCGATAAATTCATCGTGGCTTAACATT